AAATTACGGGCCATTAGCTCAACTAGGCAGAGCAGCTGACTCTTAATCAGAAGGTTACAGGTTCGATTCCTGTATGGCCCACCAGTAGAAAAGCTAAAGCCCTCCGGTGTTTGGAGGGCTTTTTACTTCCTAGAATATATCTGTTTTTTGTGTAAATGTTGCAACCGTGTTGCAACCGGGAAAAAATCAATTTTTCCCCTGAGCTTTTTTGCCGGATAAAATGCCATCAAGTTTGCTGGCTGCTTTGTCTCTCATGGGCTGGGTCAGGTGGCCGTATGTGTCAGCGGTGATTGATATGCTGCTATGTCGCGCTAATTTACTCACTGTAGAAAGCTCCTCCCCATGCTCTAATAACATCGTGCAAAAGGTATGTCGCATAGCATGAAAGCTCACATCAGGTAGCCCGTGCGCTTCTAGCAGGTCCTTATAGGTATGGTATATATAATCCGGTCTATAGGCCGTTCCATCAGCTTTACAGAATACTAGGCTATTGTCCTGGTAGGCTTCTCCTAATAATAGTTTATTCTTAGCCTGGTCTATCTTAACCTGCCTTAAAACTCTTACCACTTCATCCGGTAGGGTCACGGTGGCCTTACTGGCCTTAGTCTTAACATCGTCCTGTAAATACACTTTCTTGCCCACCTGTAATAATGACTGTCTGATAATAGCGGTTTTTTCCTCCAGGTCTATGTCCGGCCAGGTTAAAGCCAGCAGCTCCCCGCGCCTTAGTCCGGTCCCCAGGTCAGTAATTATGGCAGGGTATATTTCATGGTCCTGTATCGCATCCAGGAAGCGCATAACCTCATCAGTGGTAAGCGGTCTTACTTCCTTTTTAACCTGTCGTGGCGGGTCGGTAGCATCCGCCGGGTTCCACATAATTAAACCTTCTTTTGCTGCCTGTTTCAGTGCGCCATTAATTACTACATGGCACAACCTAACAGTCCTGGGAGACAGTCCAGCTGGCTTACCTTCGGTCTGTTTACCCATATCTATTCTGCCCGATTCAGATAAGCGGTTATAGAAGTCCTGTATCTCGTTTGACCGTAACCGATCCAGCTGTCTCTTACCTAATGCTGGTTTAATGTGAAGGTCAGCCAGCTGCTTGTATGAATACCAGGTAGAATACTTTAAGGCCGGTTTCTTATATACCTCCAGCCAGCGGTCAATCCACTGCTCCAGGGTTATCTTACCGTTATCAACCAGCCGGTTAACATCCTTAGCGTTTTCCAGTTTACGCTTTTTCTTTAATACTTCCTGCTTGGTCTTACCAGACACTGATTTCCGGTCAGGGTTCCCGGTTACCGGGTCAGTAAAGCTAACCTGAGCAACCCAGGTTCCATTGGGTCGCTGCCATACACTACCTTCACCGTTCGCCTTTTTTTTCGCCACTGCCTAATTCCTCCTTCCTCATCCTAATAATACCATAAGCCCAGGGAGATCGCCCCGGGCTTATGGTCAACCTCTACTGTCTTACTATCTCCTCCAGCTTCCCCTTTGCTGCGTGCGTATAGTCGCTAGCGACGTTAATAAAATTAGTTATCCAGTTATATTCAAAAAACCAGCGGGCAGATTGCTTCTCATGGTCGGTTTGGGAGCCTGTACTGCTTCCCCAGGTCACAGCAGCCCGCAGATCTGGTTTCTCATAAAATAAGTATTCACTTTGCCAGTAGTTCAGTATGAAACAGGCTTTTTCCAGCTCCTGGGTAACATTCTCAACAATGCTTTCCAGTTCGACAACCCTATTTTTTAACATCGTTACTCTTAGCTTTTTTATGTTCTCCAAAACCTGCGGCCATGCTCCTATAAGTGCTTTGTCTATAAACTCAGCATCATAATTATTAATGGGTGTATCTTCCGCATAGTAGCCAGCGGCTGCAACTGCTTTTCTAAGCTCTACCTCTGTAACATGGTTTATCTCCATTAACTTTAATAGTTCCCCCATCGACTAAAACCCTCCCTTTGTTAGACTACTCAAAATTGAGCAGTCATGATGTAACTGACTGCGGGAAAGTCCGCAGCGAACCCCTACCTAAATACACTACCTTTTTCACTCATGCACCTTACCCGGTGCGCCATGAATTCTGCCAGCTCCCGGCTATGCTGGTATTTCCGATATGAGCCGGTACAGTCCAGGCAGTATTCCCGGCATAGTACCTTTAGCTTATCCACTGGCTGCCCGGCCAGGGCAACCATTAAGCCAGTCCTACCAGCATCAGCGTAAAGCTGGAATAAGTCCATCACGTTACCCCCTTTAACGTCTTATATCATTCTTGCATCCAGTCCAGCATTAAGCGGCCAGCCCTCCGGGGTTTCATCGTTAAAGTCTGCCACGGTTAAAGCCTCCCAGTGGTCCCCGATCTTGACCTCCACCTTACCGGTGGCTGGGGTCAGGCTGCCATCGTCCAGCTGGAGGAATACACCCTGGGGGTCAATAACCAGGTTCCCCACGGTGTAGCCCCCGGCGATATTTGCGGTTTTTTCAATGCTCCTGGTTAAAAATATCATACTGTCACCCTCCTTTGCTTATGTATATATTTGTTACTCTATGGTTATATTAGTTTATATTTATTACCGTGTCAATACTATTTGACGATAATTAATTATATGTGTTACTATGTAGCCAATATCAGAGGGAGGGATGATTATTAATGGAATTATTAACAGTTGAAGAAACAGCGGCATACCTTAAAATGAGCCCCCAGGTAATACGCCGGTGGCTCAGGGGAAAAAAGCTGCCGGGCTATAAGGTAGGAAAAGAATGGCGGGTCGCTAAAGAGGATATAGACCAGATGCTTAAAGAAAAGCAGAATTAACTCCTTCTATTTTGCGATTTAAGGGGCTTATAGTGTGCGGCTAATAGTTTTATACCTGGAGGAAAGAGGGGCAACCCTCTTTTTTTATGTGAGTGGGTCAGAAAAAGAAAAAAGCCCCCGGTACTATCCAGCACCAGGGGCTTAAGTGAAAAAGGAGAACAAAAAGAACAGAATAGCAGACAGCACCTGCACGCCATCCGCACCCCGTTATATATAAACCGGTGAACCACTCCGGCTTATGCCAAACTAATTAGATTTAACTGATAGGATTTTAATGGCTTCCGGCAGCACCAGGGCTATGTCAGTTCTGAATATTGCCCTAAATGCGGTGGTATCTTTATAAAAACCTGCGCTATCATTACGCTGGATGTCGATGCTGGCCTTGTCAGCGATATATACGCCTTTCTGGAAGTCTCCAACCATCAGCGCATCAGTCCCAGCTACCAGGGTTCCCGGGAATTCATCAGTAATTACCAGGGGCCGCCCCAGCAGGGTGTTACCTACTCCACTGGTCAGGTCGCTAACCATCATATAGCGCCCGTCTCCATCGGTCAGGCCGCGCAATACGGTTTCCATAGCACTGTTGCATACAAAGGTAGCATTTTTACGGTACTTGGCCGGTAATGTTCCCCATAATGCCAAAATGTCAGCGGTGGCAATAGCGGCTGCTGTGCTGGGTACGCGCTCAATGAGCAGGGCAGGTACAACCTCGCCATCGTCAGCAGTCAGAATACCCTGCAAGTTCGCGTCTGTAGCATCCCCGGTAAGATATTGTCCCTCCAGCAGCTCTCCGATCTCATCCCGGAAGTGCTGCGCCAAATAACCGGCCAGGTCTACACCTTCATCCTGGAGAAGCTCATTAGATACTTCTACCAGGGCTGCAGCTTTCTTAGGGGTCAATACAACCTGGTCAAAGGTCAGGTCATACGGCACAATAGGCGCACCCTCCAGGGTCATAGCTGCACCACTGCCGCCAGTACGCCGGGGATATGCTGCGCTTTTACCACTGATAGGTGGTAAGATGCGGGCCAGCTGCCGCATTACTACATCAGCGGTTAATCCTTCTATGATTTCCTTAGCAAAGTCAACCGGGGCCAGGGCAGCGCCTTTGGTGGCACTGCTAACAGCCATAGCGCGCAGCTCACCAGTTCTCAGGTAATGATTGAAAGCTGCGCGGGCTTCCAGGTCTGTACCAGTAGTAATTGCTACAGATGGTACGCCAGGGGTCTCCTGAGCTTCCAATCGTTCTATCATTTCGCTGGTGGATCTAACTTCCACCATCTTTTCTTCTGCTTCGTCAACCTTACCGGCTGCTAACAGGGTCCGGGTCTCACCTTTTAGGGCTTCTAATTTTTCCTTTAATTCCTTTAACATTATAAATACCTCCTATAATAGTTCTAGCTCTATGGCCAGTAATTTTTTCCTTAGTCCAATAGCATCCGCTTTGTACTCCTCCAGGCTCCGGCAGCTTACTTCTGCACTTGGGTAAGCCGGGAAAGCTATAGGGCTAAACTCGTACAAGTCAGCTTCAATAATGGTCCGCTTGTAAATGGTTTCCCCGTCCTGGTCAACACTGCTCCATTTGTCATCCTTGACTATCATGCCAAAAGATAACCCGGTAACATCGCCCCGCTGTATAACCTCCCAGGCATCATCCCCCGCCTGGGTGTCGGGCAGGTCCAGCTCAAAACTTAGCCGGTCTTGGTTTGATGTTATCCTTAAGGTTTTACTTTTGGTATTCCCCAGTACCTGGGCTATATCGTGTGACCATAAACCAACCACTTCACGGGTGGCCAGGCTGCCATCAAAACAACCAGGGGCCAGCTCCTCAATAAAGCGATCCCCCCAGCGATCTGTTATTACATCACTCGGGGAATTATAGTCAATATACCCGGCTATGATCCGCTTACCACCGGTTCCGGTGGCCCGTACCTCCAGGGCAACGGGTAAGGCTCTAATTTCCTTCGCCACTAATCGGTTCCTCCTTTCCCAGTTCTCCCATGTTTAGGGGTCTATAAAGTTTATCCCCGCCATCAACAGCGGGAAGGTTCTCAAGGTTCCTTATTTCGTTTACACTCATAAAACCAGCAGCCAGGGCTATCCTATAAGCATCGAACCGGCTTTTTAAGTCAGTCCTGAGCAGATCCCCGGTGGTAAACTCACAGTAAAGACTACTATGGGTTATTAAGGACCGGTTTATGGCCTGTTCTATCCTGGTCAGCCAGGGCCTTAAGCTATGGGTTAAGAATTCCAGGTTCTGCGCTTCTTGGCTGCTGTAGCTGGCTTTTTCCAGGTGGCCTATTAGGGCCGGTGGCACTCCAAATATACGGGCTATATCTAACACGCTTACCTGTCTAGATTCCAGCCACTGGCTATCCTTGTTAGACAGGGCCACGGGCTGGAAGGTCATTCCTTCTTCCAGGACCGCAACCTTCCCCGCATTATCAGGGCCGGAATATTTATCCCGCCAGCTGCTCCTTAAGGTCTCGGCTGCTTCGGATCCCAGGTGGCCAGGGTGTTGTAATACTCCCCCCACTGCTGCGCCGTTCTTAAAGAAGGATTGTCCATGCTTAAGCTCGGCAATAGCGCCGCCCAGTGATTCACGGGCCAGGGTGATAGGGCTTACCCCCTTAATGCCATCCAGGGTCATTCCCAGGATGTGCAGCACTTCCCGCGGTGGTAGTACCTGCTGCCCTTTGCTGGTATTCACCCGGTAGGTAATAGCTCCCGTTACCTTATCCTGATCAACAGTGACCGCCGCCGGGTCCAGGGGCCATAATGCAGCAGGCTTTCCTCCCTGCCAGTCTATATAAGCATAAAAATTACCACTAAGCAGAAGCTGGTTCATAATCAATTCTTTAAATGTAAACGGGGTTTGCAGCGGGTTTGGGGCCGTATGCAAAAGTTTATATACCTGGTTCTCGGTGGCCGGTTCCCGCCCCTCATCCGTTTTCCGATATACTTTTAAGGGTAAGCTCGCCACTGCTCCAGATAATAAACTTACTGCTCGCAGTGCAGCTGGTACACCCAGGGCAGCGGTAGGTGTTACATTTACCCCTGAGCTGGTCTGCGGGCCTAGTATATCCCTCCAGCCCTCGGGGTCCCGCTGGGTGAAGTCCCGTTTTTCTTTTGGTTTGAATAGTCGCTGGATTACATTCATATAGTTATTAGTCCCCTCTCTCGATATACTGATTTCTGCTCCCTGAGCATGGCCCGGCTTATAGCCAGCACCAGGGCAACAGCGCCATCTATCCTATCCTTTGACCGGCCCTTACTCGGTTTAATGTTTCCGGCTGCATCTTGCTCCAGGGTTACGTTCCCAATATTCCAGGTCAGGACCGGGTGGCCGCCATGATTTAACCTGCCGCTTAATACCCACTCCTCCAGGGTCTTACTGGGTGTCGATAAACTAGCATAGCCCATACCGGTACTAACCATGCTGGCTCCTTCTTCTCCCAGCTCAACTGCTAGCTGGAAAGCGTTCCAGCGGTCAAAGGCTATTTCTTTAATCCGGTAGCAGCTGGCCAGGTCCTGTATGTCCTTCTTAAGCAGCCGCTGGTCCAGTACATCACCGGGCAATAACTTCATCCAACCGGCTCTTGCCCAGGCTCTATAGTCTACATTGTCCTGCCGTTCCCCGGTGGCTCTCGCTTCCGGTAGCCAGAAATAAGGTAGCACTGTATAATTAGGCGGGTCGTTATCATCCGGGAATACCAGCACAAAGGCCGCCAGGTCTGTAGTAGCAGACAGGTCCAGCCCGGCATAGCACTCCCTACCTTTTAGCTTTTCGGGTATTACTAACTGCCCACAAGCTGCCCAACGGTCAGCAGGTAGCCAGGCCGTTTCTGATTGGGTCCACTGGTTCAAGTACAGTCTCCTAAATGAGTTCTCCAGCGCCGGGGATTGTTTTGCCCGGTCAGCTAATGCTTTCATATCATCCAATGATCTGAACTCACCCAGGGCAGGGTTAGCCTTTTTCCAGGTGGCCGGATCCTGCCAGTCATCATCCGGGCCAGCTTCATATAACCAGGGCAGGAAAGCATCATCCCTTATTAAGCCGTCCTGCACCCGCCGGGCATGATCGTAAACCTCGTAAAAAAGACTAGCCCTGTCATGGCCAGCAGTGGATATACATAACAGCAGGGGTTCATCTCTAGCCCCAAATCCGGTTTGCAGTGCTTCCCACATCTCCCTGCCGCGCTTACCTTCCCATATATGTAATTCGTCCGCTATTATCGCGGTGGGGTTCAATCCATGCGCCAGGCCGCCATCAGCAGCCAGCGCCCTTAATATGCTGCCGGTTACTGGGTCAACTATCAGCTTTTTATACTCAATAATCCTTAATCGTTTATTTAATGTCTGGTTACCCCGTACAAAGTCCCTACACTGGTTAAAGCATATACTGGCTTGCTCCCGGCTCCCTGCTGCCAGGTAAACCTCCCCGCCGGGCTTACCATCAGCCAGCAGGTGGTACAATGCCAGGGCCGCAGCCAGGGCCGTTTTACCGTTCTTGCGCGGTAGATACAACAAAGCCTGTCGGTACTGTCGGGTTCCGTCAGGCTTAAGGGTTCCATATAACTCTTTTATAAAGTCCTGCTGCCAGGGCATCAGCTGGAAGGGATAACCCGCCCAGGGTGCTTTACTATGTTTGAGCAGCGATATGAATTTTAGCACCCGATCCGCACGGTTCATATTATCCCCCCACTTTTTCCTTACACATCAGCTGCAGCTCCCGGTTCTGCTCCCTCACGTTTATAACTGATTCTATTTCCAGGGTTCGGCTGCCAAATATGATCCGGTTAGCAGGTGTTATCTCTATGCCAGGGGGCCGCAGGGTTACTTTATGGCTAACCTGCGCCTGAGTAGATGCAGCGGCAAAGTATTCATCACCCTTTAAAGGTTCAATGCTGGCCCAGGCTTCCGCAACCTTCGCCCATTCTTCCGTTTGATTGCCAATGTCATCCTCTATTATTGTCAGGGCATGAATTTCTACATAATGCCTTAATGATCCAGTTCTCATATACTCACCTTCCTATAGGGCCAGTACAGCAGCCGGACCGCCTTAAGGTTCTTTTCTATGAATTCACCCTCCCGTGATTCATAAAGAAGGGCAGTATGCAACAACAGCCCGGCTAATATCATTCCGGGCAGGGTCTCGAAGTCTGCCAGCTTGCAGCCTAGGAAGGTTTCTGCATAGTCCTGAGCAGCTTCCATGTAGCCGCTAATCAGGGCATCCTCTAGCTCATGCTCTATTCTTAAATGTGATTTTACGGTGTTTATATCAAATACCATTTAGTAGTTCCTCCATTTCATCCTGGGCCGGTGGCTCGGGCAGCTCCATCCGCATACGCGGGCCAGGGGCCAGGCCAAACAGGTTAATGAGTGCGCGCAGCTCCTTCATACTATCCTTCATAATGTAATACTCGGGCCGCTGCTTCGGCTCCCCATTAACTTGTACATAGGTGTCACCCTCCTGAGCCAATATCTTTTGGCACTGCTCAAAACGTCCCCAGGTCTGGCAGTACATGGCCAGGGTGTTTTTATCCAGCTCGGTAAGCAGCCCAGCACGATATAAAAGGCCAGCTACCCGCCGCCATTCTTTTTTAGCTTCCTTTGACAGCCAGGCCGGGCATTTCGGCAAAACTGGTTTAGCTTTGGGTGTGTTTGCCGGTGGCTGGAAAGTGCCATCAACTACTTTTAAATTAGGTAAAGGTCCCCTTGCTCCCACGATATCACCTCCCGGAATTTTAAAACCTTGACGCGCAAAATGTAAGTTCCCCTCCCCGGTCCCGGGGCCAGGTCTCATACAATTTCAATACCCCTACCTTCTGCCGTGGATTTCTTCGTGACAGTTCCGGCATAACGGCTGGCAGTTATCTTCTACCAGTCTTAGGTCTGGCCGGTCGACCAGGGGCTGGATGTGATGCACTACCTCGGCCGCGCGCACATCACCGCGCATCTCCAGGCAGCGGTAGCATATCTGATTCCCCGGCTGGCTTAAAAACCAGTCCCGGAATTTCTCCCACTTGTTATCATAGCCGCGTTCCCTTGCCGTTCCACGCCGGGCATCTGTCTGTTTATCATACCTGCGCCGCGTCTGGGTCCGGTGCTGCTCGCAATACTCAGCACCCTTTACTATCTCAGGGCAGCCAGGCCAGCGGCAAGCATTTCCTGGTAGTGTAGCCATTACCTTATCACCATACCTATAGCGCGTCTGCTCCTACCGTGCTTATCATCTATAAGACAGAATTCTACTGTATGTCCTTCTCGATATTCCGCAAAGTCTGGAGGGGCTACACAAGCGCCTGCATGAAAGAATACTGTTTCCTCGCTGTCATCCAGCTTAATAAAACCAAATCCTTTTTTCCTAGTTATATAGGTAATCGTTCCACGGTTAGTTTCCATCAGCTTTTACCTCCAGAAAATAAAGTTAGCTGCCCGCCCGTTTGGGCAGACAGCTAGA